TATTGGGTTTACCAAAATCCAAACACAGGGGTCCAACCGTCAAAATCGTTACGGCCCCGACTTCCGAGAATTTTCGTGAGAGCAACAATGCGTTGCTTCTTACGTTCCCGGGGGGACCCGTTACGGTTTCTAGTGATGAAGAATGGATCACATCCACATCAAGGTCGAAAACAACTCGTAATCGATCCAACATGTGTGTGCACCGTAGACTTCTGACCACTTATAGTGGTGATCCGTCTACGCGCGAGCGAATGACGCATCATCCGTTGAATGACCCAGGTAATAATAATTATTACTTGTGGGCGATACACCATTTGACGAGTCAGAGTGCTCACGCTTCTGCGTGCGCTAGTGCCAAGGCCGCTTTTCCCGTTTCTTTCGGGCCGGCTTTTCTGAGCACTAATGCTGTGGGCTATATCAACACGGCGCTTGCCGAGTTGGGGCCCGATTTGACACAAATGTCCCTGCCAAACTTTTTATATGAGTTTGATCAGTTAAAGGACTTGGTGCCAACGTGGAAGACAGCGATTCATACAGTGAAAGCTGCAACAAAGTACTATTGGGCCAACCCCAACTTAATAGTTCGGGGCCTAGCGAATAAGCATCTTGCTTATAAGTTCGGTATCGCACCACTAGTGGGCGATATTGCTGCTTCTTTGAGTATTTTGACTTCTACCCAGAAGGAGATTTCGCTGTGGCGTAAGTCTGTTGGCCAACTGTTCCATAGGAGCAAGGTCATGCTTACGTCTGAACACCAAGTATCGGGCACATCCACTTATTCGTCAGAAGCTCTGACGACGTGGAAAGGTACGTTGAAACGTACCGTGACAGCTCATATTGTCTATAGTGCGTTGCCTATTGTGGCAATCAACGAATTAGACATTTGGATCCGAGGCTATTTAGACGCCTTTGGAGTTGAGCTCAATCCAGGATTGATCTATGATGCGATAAGATTCACCTTTGTACTCGACTGGTTTTCGTCGTTAGGTGACTTCATAAGTCGTTTTAAGATCGATGCCTTGGAATTGCCGATTAATATGGTAGATTCCTATCTACAATATAAAGAAGAGTTTGTTTGCGAAAGCAGTACGCAGGTTTGCTACGGACGTAGCGACTTTGCACCATGGCTTCGCAGCGGTGGGTGGGTAACTACAGAGAAGAGCTTCCAACGGATGCCTATCTTTCCAGGTACTGACACTTTTGAGTCATTACACTGGAAGACCCCAACCATTAACCAAGCTATCCTTGGGATTAGTCTTGGTGCCGTCCTTGGTATCAAGCGCTAATTGCGCTGTGATACTAAGTGTTCAGTTGCCGTCCTTCTAAACGAAGGAGTCATATGAACAGACAATTGACGATAAGCGGGCTAGTTTTAGCAGCGCTGGTACTCGGTAGTGTATTACTGTTTACCTATATGATGGTAATGGCCAAGCCCACTCATGAAGTGTGGCAGCCATCTACCCCATTGCAGCAAACAGAAAGACCTGTCGATCCATACAATGTGCCGGCCCAATGAAGGTAAAACAAGAGGTATTAGACCTCCTACTAACAACATTGGCAACAACACTCTCTTCTATCCTCATAAAATTGACGAAGAAGAAGTATGGAATAAAACATGACAGTAATGTCGTGAAACCAAATGAACCCTAATTTTTGGGTTTTAATTCCCTTTTTGGGAAGGAGCAACCAGAGATGATTGCAGACCCACTCTCTCTTTCGAAAGATACAGCGAC